GAGTTTGGTGAGTTCATACTTGCCACAGAATCTCAAAAAGTGCGCACCTACCATGCCCACATCTCGATGGCTAATCTGCTCACGTATGGCTTCATCTACTGTGGCTTTGATCGCATCGGGCTGTGCAGTAAGATCAATCAAGGTACGGTTACGTTCATAGTCGTCCAGTACCTTGCGTTCTGTTTGTTCATGGTCCATCCAACGTTGCAACATCATGTTGTTCCACGCATAGCCCTTCTTGTCACGATCTTCAAATGCTTCTGTGAGACCCACTTGATTCTTGGTGCCTTTTACACGTACACCAGGATAGGCCGAAAACACATTGTCACCAGGATCACCACGCATGCACTTCAAAAACAACACCCATTTCTGATAGTCTGGGGGTGGCACAAAGTCAGCGTCGGCTTTGCTAACCTTGATCTTTGAATTGCTTTCGATAGAGAATGCCAAGTTTTTGCCTTTTGCGTCTGTAACACCCGTGGTACTGAACAAGTGATCGTTGATGCCATTGTACAATTTTACATTGGGTGCAATCAACTGCACAAAGTCGGAATCTGAGCTGACAATTACGTGTTCGTCTTGGGGGTGTAAAGCAATCCAACGTGCAATGATATCATCTGCTTCTGCGGTGGCGCAACGGATAACACTACAGTTGGTCTTTGTAGACAAGTATTTAGTCAACTCATCATAGGTTTCCCAAAACAGTTTGTCTTCTTCTGCTTCAGTTTCACTCATTTGTCCACGTGCCACTGCACGGTTGGCTTTGTAAGGCTTGTAGTGATCTTTGCGCCAACTACGACCTTCCAGTGCAAATACCACATGATCAGCGCCAAGATCACGTGCCACTTTGTTTGCACTCATCAAGGTAAGGTGCAGAGCAAAGCCCAATTTGGTCCATGTGTCTGCGGCACGATGAGCCTGGTGCCGCGCACGGAAAAACATGTTGCTGGTGTCAATCAGTAGATAGCGCATGTGTGGTTACCAAGTTGTGTTGTTTGATGTATTGTAACAGATACTGCGCCCAAAAGCAATGGCCTTTGGCATCAAAATGCCAACTCTGTGGGGTTACTGTTGAAAATCCAGTGTTTTTTAATACATTGGTATAGGTCATTTTGGCATCGTAAGGATTCATATAGCAACCAGACCAATTGAAATGATTGGGCATGTTGTCAAAGTTGCTGTTGCCATTGAAGAACACATGTTGAATATTTTTTTTGTTGAGTTCTTGGTGAAATTGCCAAATTTCTCTATGTGCTTGTTCAGTACAAAGTTCCCAATTTATACTGGAAACAAACTGTTTGTACCGATCTTGCAACGCCGTGGGCACATGATCTATGCCGGATGCATTGACTTGCCAATACTGCCCTTCATACAGCCACTCTTCTCGTTCCCACGTCGACCATTGTATGACCATGACAGTGCGATCCAACCGGTTGTAGTTTTTGTGTATCCAGTCGCGTGTGGTACGCATGATTCTGGCATTGCTGGCGGCCGACTCTGCATCACAATAAAATTCAGCGTTGATCAATTTGGCCAAATGATGCCCCCAACTCACTGCCAGGTTGGCCGGATGAGGACGTCGACCCAACATGTACAAGTCACTGTCGTCTTCGGCAAAACAATGTGGGTTTACTGCTTCTGCAGCCGCAGTATGACTATCACCATTTGCGTACAGTATCATCTGGGACTGGGTCCACCTGTGTCGTCTGCGCCTACTGGTTCCCATTCTTCCAGTTTCTTTTTCAGAGATTCGGCCTGTACCACACGTTGGCGCAGTTCACTGCTGCTGAACGAATGATCGCGCCCATTAAAGTGCAATTCAATATCACGTTTGTGACAGATCTCACGACCGGTAAATTCTCTGCCTTCGTATTCCACACCCAGTATACGCACATCAATAGGCAGAATCAACAACAAGTCTTCTAGGTCTTTTTCTGTGTTGTACACCCAAACTTCGTCCACATACTTGCAGCCTATCAGTTGTAGTTGTCGTTCCACAATGCTTTGTACCGGACGGTTCTTGTTGGGGCGATCCAGGGTGGGATCGTTTTGCAATGCGCAAATCAAGTAATCACATTCTTCCTTGGCCTCACGCAACATGGCAATGTGACCGGCGTGTAACAAATCAAAAGTGCTGGCAGTAAAGCCCACACGTCTTCCATCCATCATATCAATATCCTTAACTTATTTCACTGCGGCCATCACCAATATCTCGACTGTGTACATACCCACTCACCGAGTTGCGCATGGCTTGGTCTTGTTCCCAGGTTTCCATCACAACGTGTCTACACACATTTTGGAACCAACGGTCCACAATGTCCGAGTCTGCGTCTGTGGGTTTCATCATGTAACCAGCCTTGACCAGGCGAGCAATGAATATCTCATTCCAATCCAATTCAAATGCACCTTGGTGCAAGTTGTTGGGATCAATATCCATGCTCAAAATAGCCACGTAGGGTTCGTTTTTTTCTGTGGCCGTTTGCTTGGCAGTTTTTTCTGGTGCCTTGATTATTCGTGGCGTTTTTTCTGTACGCACTGGTGGCGGGGGTGCAACTTTTTTCTTTAACCAATCAAACATTTCAAATGCTCCATCTAGTATCATTTACCCCACCCGTTGCCCCAAAGGTCAACGTGTAATCGTGGACTGTACCAATAGCCACGACGAAGTGCTTCGTCGGCAACATTGATCCTGTTGCCATCGTATACGGACACCACACCACCCACGGGCATCACAAACACAGGACCACCAAACTCACGCAGTCGGTATTCATCTACAGCACGGTCCAACTCATCAAAGTCTGCAATCTTTTCCACCACAAACTTGAGATAGGTCACACCATATGTTTCATAGTCCCACACCACGTCAGGCTTGATAGCATCCTCCCATGACTCACCACTCACACTCAGTTTAGGGCTCACACTGAATGTAATCTCACCAAACCAGTTGCGCAAATAGTCTTTGAATTCCCGTGTCAAGTCTTGTGTGCCATTGGTATCAAATGTGATGTGTCGCAGGCCACGTTCATGTAGCACATCCAACAGTTCGGGATAAGCACGTTGCCAGCCCAACAAGGGTTCACCACCTGTGATAACCAAGTGTACTGGATTGCCATTGGGTTGCAACCAGTGTCCATTGGGCAACAATGCTGTCATCCGGTCCACAAGTTCTTCCACAGTGTATGTAGGACTCAAGTGTTTGAAGTCCGGATGCCAGCTTGCATAACTGTCACAGCCTGTGTTCACTAGTGGTAGTTCTTCAAATGTTTTGTACAACTCCACAGTCTTGGCCACTTCGTCTGCTTCTGTGCTTTTTTCGCCAGGTTTACAGCCAAACCCTGAACAGGTAAAGTTGCAACCAAACATGCGCAAGAATACTGAAGGCACACCAACATAACGTCCTTCACCTTGTGCTGAATAAAATAATTCTGATACTTTTAATTTCATAATCTTGTAACCTTTGTCATGCCCGACTTGCGGGGATCTTTATTTAGATTAATACTTTGTTCGTGCATTTTAACACGAGTTTCTGTTTTTGTCACCCAGCCCGGTAATACTGCGTCCAAATAGGCCAAATGCTCTTCTGGACTGGGATGTGGATCGCCGTTCCTATTAGGATATCCGCTTTCTTTAAACACTGTTTTATCATATCCGGGCAAAATACTGTCTAACACATCGCTATACAACCGCATTACATCTTGGTGCAAACTAACATCATAATCGGGCCAAGCCATGAGTTCTACCATGCTTAAAAAACGCCAAGTTAACCCAGGCCGATTTTCTAACAATGCTTTAACTGCTTTGATATACGCAAGATCACGTATTAAATATCCGCGCTCGTCATAGTGATCTTTGAGATATTTAGGTTCGTAGATAGGGCAAGTGAAAATATTGCCCAAGGTGTGCCAACGCCCGTCTACGTATCGATCATCTCTAGTAAAACTTGTCCAGCACACCACCACAGTGTCACCAGCACCAAAATTATGCCGTTGATCTGCTTCCATTACTGAATTAAAAATGTAGTGATTGCCACCACCTGCTTGTCCCCAGTTCTCAAAATAATCAAACTCGGGTGCTAGACAATCTGCCCAGGTACTCCAACGATAGTTGGTAAAACTACATCCAAAAGCAAATAGTCTACTGGCCATGCATTATAAAACCACATGTGCAAGTTCTTTAGTTGTCTTGCCCCGAGCGGCTGCTGATCCACGACGAGCGGCATCCACCAGTGAGCCATCATCACCCACACGTTCCACAGTGGCTTTGCCAAAGTTTCTACGTCTAGCAAAATAAAACAACTCTAAAAATCTTTCAAAACTCATGGTTTTGTCTTCGGGAAATTCCAACTTATATGTGGCCGGCGCTTGAATCAAGTCATGATCAAAGCTGAGATATTCCCAAATGTTGTAATTTAAAGTCAAATCTTCAGGGTAGGTATTCATGGCATCATAGGCCACAAAATATCTGCGCTGGAATTTCATGGCATCAGCCAACAAGTCGGCAGGTAAATTGTACCGGGCCATGAACTGTTCCAGCATGTCAAACACACTGTTGTACTGACGTTCCATGTGTATGTTTAACACTGTTCTATGAATCAAGTTCCAACCGTGAATCTCAATACCAATACTGGGATGATTGATTCTGCCAGTGGTCATCCAATTGTAGTAATACTGACGCACTTGATCCTGTTCGTTTTTCAACCACTTGTGTCCCTGCATGTGTGCAAACAAGTCGGCATAAAATTTGCTGTAAGATACATCAGAATACTTGCGTACCAGTCTTGACAGCAAGGTGCTGATGCCGTTGATATGGAACGTGTTCTGGAACCAAGAGAATATGCTGGCATCCAACATCTGTTCAAAAGGCATGTCTTTGGTGCCTGTGATGATGTCAATGCTTTCTTCCACATGTTCATTGCTGTATGATCCTGAGAAATAATCTGTCACAGGTTGGCTGGAGATCTTGAACAGTTTTTTCTGCAACAAGTTCATTTCAGCATTTTCCAACAATTGTGCTTGGAACACAGTGAGTCCTGTGTGGTTGCCCATTTCGTACAGGCTCCAGAAGTTCTTTTTCCATGTGTCCAAGGTCTCTCCAGGCAAGCCCAGAATCAACTCTGTATAGGTGGGAATGTTGCGTTGCTCACACAGTTCAAACACTTCGTTGAGTTTGCTCATTTCCATGTTCTTGCGTCGAATATTTTCCAACACATCCAAGTCTAGACTTTGTACGCTGAGTGTGAGACCTTGATTGAAGCCACGTGCATCCAACAGTTTCTTTACAATGTCCACGACTTCTTTCTTTTGATTCTTGGCCCAGGCCACACTAAATGTTCTTGGGCTGCCATATTTTTCTTGGCACTCAATGATCTTGTCTGCAATCATGCTGTCACGTTCGGCAAACATGCCAAAGTTGGCATCTGTAAACGAGATAAAATCAAAGTTGCGCTGAGCCATCCATTCCAATTCGTCAAACACACGTTCTAGTTCAAACTTCTTGACTTTGTTGTAGGTCAAACTACCCCAGTCACAAAATGTACAGGCAAAAGGACATCCTCGTGATGTTTCCAATGTGCCTTGCCACATCACTCCGGGGTTGTCTTTGATCAATTGATCAAACACTCCTGACAAGTATGGACTGGGAATATCAGTCAAACTTTCAATACGTTTGGCATCACCAGTGTTAAGCACTGTACCGTTTTTGTTTATTAGCAGTCCGGGTATGTGATCATAATTGCCTGTGGGATAGGCCAGCATGAGATTGCGGAATGTGATCTCACCT